ACAAGCAAGACGAAGGTGGAAGTGTTAAATGACTACAAATACTAGAAATAAAAAAACTGTAAAAAAAGTTGTTAAAGGTTTAAGAAAGGCTAGCAAAACTCATGCTAGACAAGCTAAATCTTTAAGTGCTTTAAAATTAAAAAAAGGCGGTAAAGCTAAAAAGAAAGGTGGTTCTAAACCAACTAATCCAGCTTTATACGCTAGAGTAAAAGCAGAGGCTAAACGTAAATTTAAAGTTTACCCTTCAGCTTATGCTAATGCTTGGCTAGTTAGAACTTATAAAAAACGTGGTGGCGGTTACAGAAGTTCCTAATGCCAACCAAGAGAAGAGATCCGAAGAAAGGTACTGGCAAGAAACCTAAAGGTTCTGGCAGACGTTTATATACTGACGAGAATCCCAAAGATACGGTTAGCATCAAATATGCTACGCCTGCAGATGCAAGAGCAACTGTAGCCAAAGTTAAGAGAATAAAAAAACCTTTTGCTAGAAAGATACAAATATTAACTGTGGGTGAACAACGATCAAAAGTTGCAGGAAAAACTCAACAAGTTAAAATATTTGCACAAGGAAAAAAAGCAATAAGGAAAAAACATGGCAAAGCCTAGTGGTGGATTAACAGAATGGTTTGGTAAAGGACCCAAGGGCGATTGGGTTGATATTGGTGCACCAAAGAAAAAAGGCAAGTTTCAAGCTTGTGGCCGAGCCAAAGTAAAAGGTTCTAAAAGAAAATATCCTAAATGTGTGCCACGAGCAAAAGCCAAAAGCATGACAGCCGCGCAAAGAAGAAGTGCAGTTAAGAGAAAACGTGCAGCTGGTAATCCCGGAGGCAAACCTACTAACGTAAAAACTTTTGCTAAAGACGGCAAACTAATACGAAAATTCCACAAAGGTTGTGGTAAGGTGATGTCAAACAGAAGGAAGAAAACTAGATACTCATAAAAATTAATGGCAGAAGATCTCAATTTAGCCGAATGGCTATTAAAAAAAATTAGACAAAGACAAGAAGATATACTTGAAACATTAGGTGCAGGTAATATAAAATCCGTTGAAGATTACAGATTTCACATTGGTGAGTTAACAGCACTTCGCACCATGGAATCTGAAATAAGAGAAGTGCTGCAAGAAGAGGATTAACGATGACCGAACTAGCAGTTCCAAACCACATCGCAGAAGAAAGAAAAAAAGCAAGAGAAGAAGCAGCAAGATCAGATGTAGATAAAGCTTATGTCAAAACTGAAGACAGAGTTTTAGATCCTACACTGTTAGATAAATCATTACTTGAAAGAATGCCTGATCCCACTGGCTGGCGTATATTGGTTTTACCTTACAAAGGTAAAGGCGTAACCGAAGGTGGCATACACTTAACCACATCTACTTTAGATCGAGAATCTTTAGCTACAGTAGTTGCCTATGTTTTAAAAGTAGGTCCTACCGCATATAAAGACGACGATAAATTTGAAGGCGAGGCTTGGTGTAAAGAAAAAGATTGGGTATTGATTGGCAGATATGCGGGAGCTCGCTTTCGTTTGGAAGACAATCACGAGGTAAGAATTATTAATGATGACGAGGTAATCGGCACCATTAATGATCCAGATGATATTAAAACTTTATAGGTGATTTATGGCTGAACAAGAATATGCTTTACCAGATATTTCAGAAGAGCAAGTAGAGAAAGCTGCTTTACCAGTTGGTAAGAGAGCTGATCAAGAAGCTTCTGATGAAACTAAGTTCATTGATCTTGAAGAAAACAAAGATGAACTTAAATCTATTGAAGAAGACACTATTCAAGAAAACTTTGAAACCAGTGACAAGGTAGTAGAAGAAAACAAAGACAAAAGCGAAGTTGAAAAGAAAGCTGCTTATGCACAAAACAGAATTAACAAAGCTGTTGCTCAAGCAAAAGATTTTCAAAGACGTGAACTTATGGCTGTGCAATATGCTAAACAGCTAGAAGAAGAAAACCAAAAACTAAAAGCGACCAAACAATCTTTTGAAAAAAATATGTTTGATAGTCGTAAGAGCGAAACTGATTCAACTATTGAATTAGCTAAACAAGCTCACAAACAGGCTGTTGAAGCAAACGATGCTGAAGCCATAGCAAGAGCTACTGAATTATTGAGCACTGCTATTGCTGAGAAAAAGTATATCGAAGCATCTGAGCAAAGAAGCCAGTTTGAAGCAGATTATGACCAAGCGGTAACTCAAGAAGTTGAGAGCCCACTTCAAGAACCACAAGAAGTTCAAGAATATGCAGAGCCTTCTCCGAAAGCACAAGCATGGGCAAATAAAAACTCTTGGTTCGGTCAAGACCGAGTAGCCACTACTGTGGCCCTTACTATTCATGAGCAATTAGCTAATGAAGGTTTTGATTTAAACTCAGATGAGTATTACAATGAATTAGATAACAGACTTAGGTCGGAAATACCTAATAAGTTTGATAACAACGTGGAAGCTACAAAACCCGTCCAAACCGTTGCTTCACCATCACGCACTACATCGACTGGACGCAAACCAAGTAATCGAGTGGAGCTTTCTCCAAGCGAGCAAAGACTAGCGAAACGTTTAGGCGTTTCATTTAAAGATTACGCAATACAAAAAGCGAGGTTACAAAAATCGTGAATAAAGAAACTAAAACTGAAAAAAGGGCACCTAGAGCTCAAGAGACTAGGGAAACAAAAAAAGCCAAGACTCCTTGGAAGCCACCTTCCATGTTAGAGGTTCCTAGTGATCCTCCAGCTGGTACGGTCTACCGATGGATAAGAGCTGAAACGTTAGGTCAAGAAGACCGAACTAATGTTTCCAAAAGGTTTCGTGAAGGCTGGGAGCCAGTGAAACCAGAAGAAGTTCCTGGTTACGATTATCCAACCGTCGATGATGGTCGTCATGCGGGCGTCATTGGAGTGGGTGGTTTGATACTCTGCAAAATAGACAAAGATATTGTCGAACAAAGATCTGAGTACTTTGAACAAGCCACACAAAATCAAATGACGGCTGTGGACAATGACCTTATGCGTGAAGAAAACCCTGCTATGCCTATCTCTAGGGAAAGGAAGAGCAAGGTTACATTTGGTGGAGGGACTAAATAGTTTCCTCTGATTTATTAATTGTTTGGAATTTAAAGTCGAATAAACATGGCAAACGAAACTACTAAAATGGGATTAATCCCTGTTAGAAAAGTCGGTGGACAATCATGGAACGGCGGTCAACAAAAATACAGAATTGCAAGTGGTGCTACTACTGCTATTTTCCAAGGTGATTTGGTAACACAACTTACTGGCGGAACTATCGGTAGACATGCTGCCTCTGGCACTGTACCAATTGTTGGCGTCTTCAATGGCTGTTCATACACTGACCCTACTAGTGGTGAAACAGTATTTAGTAACAGTTACCCTGGCAGCATTGCTGCTAGTGATATTGTTGCTAATGTTATCGATGACCCAATGGTCGAATTTACTATTCAATCAGACGAGGCTTTCCCCGTAGCTGATTTGTTTGGTAATTTTGATGTTGTTGAGTCATCTCCTGTCGGCGACACAAAAACTGGAACTTCTAATATGCAATTAGATACTTCAACTGGAGCGACTACAACTACGCTTCCTTTGAAAGCTATTGATATTTCACAAGATCCAGAAAATTCCGACGTAGCCAGCGCAGGCACAAACGTAGTAGTGGTTATTCAAAACCACGTTATGGGTGTGAAAAGCGTTGGATTAGCGTAGAGGTTTAATAATGGCAATTTCTAGAGCACAATTAGCGAAAGAATTAGAACCAGGATTAAACGCCCTTTTCGGTTTAGAGTACAACAGGTACGAAAACGAGCACGCTGAAATCTTTGATACTGAAACTTCTGACAGAGCGTTTGAAGAAGAAGTATTACTAGTAGGTTTCGGAAATGCTCCAACTAAAGCTGAAGGGCAAGGCGTAAATTTTGATACAGCAATGGAGTCATACACTGCTAGATACTCTCACGAAACAATTGCATTAGCATTTGCTTTGACTGAAGAAGCTATCGAAGATAATTTGTATGACAAACTTGGTGCCAGATATACTAAAGCATTAGCTAGAAGTATGGCTCACACTAAGCAAGTTAAAGCTGCTTCTGTATTAAACAACGCTTTTAACTCAAGCTTTACTGGTGGTGATGGTAAGGAGCTTTGTGCTACTGATCACCCATTGGCGAGCGGCGGAACTTTTGCAAACGAACCTAGCACTGATGCTGATTTGAACGAAACTTCATTAGAAGCGGCGTTGATCGATATTGCTAACTTTAAAGATGACCGAGACATGATCTTGGCTCTTCAAGGTATGAAATTAATCGTTCCTACAAATCTACAGTTCGTTGCTGATAGACTGTTACAAACACCTGGTAGAGTTGGAACTGCTGATAACGATATTAATGCTATTAGAAACATGGGAATGTTACCTAATGGTTATGTTGTAAATCACTTCTTGACAGATACAGACGCGTTCTTCATCAAAACTGATTGCCCAGATGGGTTTAAACATTTTGAAAGAACTCCTTTGTCAACTGCAATGGAAGGTGATTTTGATACTGGTAATATGCGTTTCAAGGCTAGAGAAAGATATTCATTTGGTTTCTCTAACCCAAGAGCAGTTTACGGATCTAAAGGAGCTTAATCTTAGTACTGATTTATAAGAAGTAAATCCCACTTTTTAACTCAAGGGGTAAAGAAAAGGCATCGACGGATGCCTTTTTTTTTGTTTAAAAAATTGTTATTCTATGTCAACTAGGATTAACAATCCGTTACTGACTGACCTAGCAGACTCGCCAAGACAGTAACAACACGGAGGTAATAATGGCAAAATCAACTTTTAGTGGACCGGTAAAATCCCTAGCTGGATTTATTTCAGCAGGTAATGCAAATGTGGTCAGCTTAACAGCAGATACTTCTTTGACAGTAGCTGCTCATGCAGGAAAAATTTTAACGACTAATGATGCTGATGGTAAATTTACTTTACCTAGTATTGTTGCAACTGCTCCTGACAGAAACGATGACCCTAATCAATTAAATAATTTAGGTGCTAGTTTCTTTTTTGTAGTAGAAACTGCTGCAACTGATATGGATATTAAAACTGATGGCACTGATAAATTTGTCGGTGGTGTTTACACAGGTAAAGATGATGCTTCAGGTAAAGTATTTATTTCTGGTGCATCTAATGATGTTATCACTATGAATGGTTCTACCAAAGGTGGATTAGCCGGAAGCATAGTAAAAGTTACAGCTATAGCTGCTGCTAAATATGCTGTTGAAGGCATCATTTTAGGTTCAGGAACAATAGTTACTCCATTTGCTGACGCATAATCAGGAGTAAATTATGGCTGATACAGTAACATCTCAAACCATTCAAGATGGTGATAGAGTAGCTATACTAAAATTCACCAATGCCAGCGATGGCACTGGTGAATCTGCCGTAAAAAAAGTAGATGTATCTGCTTTAGCAAACCATAGTAAAAGCAATACAGCTTGCACTAAAGTAAAGGTTGCTAAAATTTGGTGGGCTTGTAGAGGTATGGGTGTCAATATTGAATTTGATGCTAGTACCAATGTTTTAATTACAGGTTTACCAGCAGATTCTACTGGAGATGAATATTACAGTGACGTCTTTACTGGCATACCAAATAATGCTGGTTCTGGAGTAACTGGTGATATTGATTTTACTACTGTAGGACACAGTAGCGGTGATACCTATTCTATTATTTTAGAACTTGTTAAAGAATACGATTAAGGAGTATTAAATGGTTTATAAAAAAACTAAGGGCTATGGCATGGGTGGCATGGCTAAAAAAACTAAAGGCTATCGCGGTGGTGGCATGATGAAAAAAACCAAAGGCTATCGTGGCGGTGGTGCAATGAAAAAAACCAAAGGCTACAGAGCTGGAGGTAAAGCCACCAAAGGGTATAGCAAAGGCGGTAAAGCAACTAAAGGTTACAGAAGAGGCGGCGCTGCTAAAAAATAAATAAAAAGAAGATTGAGGTATAAATGCCATATTTGATGAGCAATGTCCCATACTTTAAGTGTTGGGTTAGAAGAGAGTTTACATGTAATCACTTACGCTATCATGGAGAGTATTTACATGCGCTAGCAATAGCCGTGAATACAATCCCTGATAGATCATTAAGCTTTCAAGTTGTCTTTACCGGGTGCGAGATAGACGACGAAGATTGGGAAGAAGGTAATATTCACGGTGGTGCTATGTGGGCAAGAATGCCTATTCAAGCATTAGTTGCTGATATACCTTTAGATGAATGGCCAGAACCTATGGAAGATCATTTGTGTCAACCATGGGATTGTGAGTCTAGACATCATTCAATTATAACTATGGATAGAGTAAGTTCTTCGCCATGGATGTGTAAGATTGATAATAAATTTTATCAAGGTAAATATTTATTTACTGTAGATTACACAGACCATGAGATAGCAGATGATCCTGCTCAACATAAGCAATCACATGTGATATATTTAACAGACGCTGGAAAGTGGACTGGTAATATAGTTGCACTTCCTAACAATAGAGTTAGAGCAACTAGCCCGGCTTTGTGGAGAACTGGCGAAGGAGCACCTGATTTTACTCCTTCACAACATCTGCATTCTGCTGAAGGTCATGAAAGTTATTTAGATCCTAGGATAACTTTTAATAATTTATATAGTGATGAGGATTAAACATGGCAACATCAAACAGTACAGACTTTGAACCAAATGTCGCAGAGTTTATTGAAGAAGCTTATGAGAGATGTGGTTTAGAGTTAAGAACTGGATATGATTTAAAATCAGCAAGAAGATCTATTAATCTTATGTTAGCTGAATGGGCTAACAGAGGATTAAACCAATGGACAATATCTGAGGCCACCCAAACAGTTACTGAAGGCACTAGAGAATATACTTTAGATTCTAATGTCATAGATATTTTAGATGTAGTGTTAAGAAGAACTGAAGGTTCAACTACTACTGATACACAAATGTCTAGAGTAAGCAGAAGTGAATACATAAACATTCCAACCAAAGGAACCAAAGCTAGACCTAATCAATATTTTTTAGATAAACAAAACACACCAGTTTTAAAAATATGGCCAGCCCCAGAAAACTCTACAGATATTTTAGTATTTAATAAAATGGTAAGAATGGACGATGCTGATAAAGCAACGAACACTATGGATTTACCTTTTAGATTTTATCCTTGTTTTGTTGCTGGCTTGGCTTATTACTTATCTATGAAAAGAAATCCACAATTAACAGAACAATTAAAAATAATATATGAAGAAGAATTTAGAAGAGCCGCTGATGAAGATGGAGACCGAGCTTCTTTTAGAATCAATCCTTCACAAAGTTAATAATGGCTTACGCAAAAGGCAAACAAGCATACGGAATATGCGATATATCTGGGTTTAGATACAAACTAAAAGATATGAAAAGAACTTGGGATGGCTTATTGGTGGGTCCTGATCAATGGAATGCAAAACACCCGCAGCTAGAACCAAGAAGACATACAACAGATCCAGAAGCATTATTTAATCCTAGACCAGATAAGGCAGAAGATGGTGGCAATGGTTTTATTGTTATATCTTCGCCAAGCATAACTAAGAATTTTTCTATGTTGCCTAACACTATTCCTAGTAAATTTGAATTAGCAAAATTATCTTCTGATGTCGGCTCAGTAAGTGTTGTTGAAAATGACAATAGCATATCTGAAACTTTAGGCTCACAATTGATTACAGCTTATTTAGGAACAGTAACTGTATCTGGAAATATAACGGAA